AATGCACCAGTAATTCGAGCCGAAGTATTCCACAACATCGCCGACCGTGTAGCCAGCGGGAGCTGTGGTCACATTCCACGAAGTGAGATAGCGTGCGACAGTCCACTTTGCACCGGTGAAAACAGCATCAGAGTTCGCCGTGATGCACCGATAGAGTAGCCCACCTTGCAGCACGAAATCACCGATGACATAGCTGGTGTTTGCCACCCAATCGTTAGCGTCATAATCGATCTTGATCGTCACCGCGTCGTCAGGCGGGTCAAGTGCGGGAGCGAACTGAAACGGCACGTCGGTAAACGCCCACGTTCCATCTGTCGCCCTCGTAATAATTTTCGGATGCTCCGTGGCAACCGTGAGATACATCACATCGTTGAGCTGGACGAAGTGAAGATCCGCAATCTCCGTTGTGGAGTAGGTCGTCGTCAGCGTGGTAACGAGCGTGAAAGCGCCGGACGAATACGACCAAACCTTGATGGCGTTCGTTTTAAAGCCGAGCACGAAGTTGATGCTCGTCGAACGACGGAAAGGAATCAACCGCACGCAATCGGTCACGTCAGAGTTAGCCGCGCCGAATCGAGTGCCAGGACGCTTGAACACGCCACCGTAACTGCGCACGATGAAGTTTTCAAGCAGTCGGCAACCCGTGGCGTATTTCTCCGAGTCCGTGCGCCCATCCATGAGCGGCGACATCTCGCCACCATTAAAGACCGCTTTGATTGTCTGGAATTGAGCCATAATCAGTAAGGTCGTGAGCTTGCATCGCCTGCCCAGCGCATCCCGCCAAAGCGAGCTTGGACGAGTTGAGAATCCTCAAATGGTGGAATCCTGCGCGCCTTGCCCTCGTTGGCATCACGGCTCTTCACCGATGGAGCGATGGCCTTCTCGTAAAACTGGCGCATCTCCAAAGCTTGCCCGGTAGCGCCTGCGGTATCCTGCGCGATGTAAGAGGCAAGGAGACGGGAGAACGCCGTCACAAAGTCAGCCGGGTAGCTTGTAACAGTCGTCACCCGCTGGATATATTTGAGATTGATCGTTTCTTCGTTGGTGAGAATCAGCCCTTTCTCGAACTGGAAATCTGCGCCTGCGTCTTCCATCTGCCCTCCACCAGCATTGAGTGAAATGACCCGCAGGCAATCACTCGGTGGCGTGTGCTGGAAATCCCAGTCGAACTGCGGAATCAGGACAAACTTGCCCGTGCTCGCCGTGTAAGTGCCAGAGAACGTGGAATCATCCAGCGTGAAGTTATCAGCGTCAACTCGGGTCACATACCAGCGTCCATTGGCATTCGTGACGCCTTGCACGTCTTTGACGTATGTCCGATCACCAGTAACCAGTCCGTGTGCGGTGTATGTGATCTTGATCAGCCCGCCCGAGGTCGTCACCGCGGATCCACCCGAGAGCGAAAGGTAAGTGATCGTCTGCCGCTTGCGAGTCGTGGCAAAGTTCCACGCGTGCTCCCGTAGCGCCTCATCCAGCGCAGTGTAAACGGCAGGACTGCCGTCAGGGTTATACCACTTCCGCACGCTAGCGGATTGCTGGCTTGTGTCGCCCGTAAGCGAAGTTAGAGCGCGCCCGCCCAAGTGGGCAATCGCAAGGTTTGCAATCTCAGTAGCGGTAGCAGCCATATCGTTTTGAGTTCAAAAAAGGGGAGGCCCCACCATGAAGGAGCCTCCCCGAGTTTCAGCTAACCGGCAGGGTTTAGCCCAAGTCGTAGGCGATATGCCACGTCTGAGTGTGAGAAGCGCCGTTTGTGACGGTGCCCCAGGTGACATAAACCCATGCATCCTCAGCGAGCACGACGGGAGTAAGCGAGGCAGCGCCAGCGGTGGCAGCAAACGACTCGAAGCCAGCAGAACCACCGAGAGCGATGCCAGTGGAGTAGCCGTCAGCGTCACCAGTGCCGTCGTCATAGATGTAGCCAACGGTGCCGGTGCAGGCGTCGCCGGGGTCTCCATGATCGACCACGCAGAGTTGAGGAATCACGCGAGCGCCCTTCGGCAGTCGGATGAGGTAAAGCGGGTCTGCAGTAGCCGCAGTGTATGCGGTTTTGCTGACATTTGCCATGAGAACCTTGCCGCCATAGGACGGCATGGAAGGGCGGTTGCCCCCGTTGGTGAGGCCTGCAAGTTGAGCAGTGCCGAGGTCGGTGAATACGTTAGCCATAGTGGTGAGGAGTGCGAGTTAGAGAGCGTTGATTGCGGTAACGACGGACGAGACATCAGTGCCAGCCTGAATCTCCTGAATCAGGAGTTTGATGGCGTTGAAGTTGGTCGTGGAGAGGATGACCTGAGTGTCAAAACCACCCTCAACAGAGGTGGCTGATACGGTGCCTTTCCAAGGCTCCATTCGGAAGTCGTATGTTACGGTTGCGGCCATGTGGGGAGAGGGAATGGGGCGGGTTATTCACCCGCCCCGTTAAGGATTAGGGTTCGCGGTCACAGTAGATGCGGACAACCTTCTCGTTCTCAGTGCGGACAGCGCCGCGCATGAGGTGAGAGCGAATGAGCAGAGCGTCGTTGCGCTGCGGGATGACATTCATCGACGTGCCGCGCTCGCCAACGGCAAGCTTGATACCCGACTTGTGCCACACAGGGACCGAAGTCGTGCCAGTGGCGGAAGTTTTGGGGAGACGTTCGCTCATGATGAACTTGAAGCCCATGAACATCATGCCATCGACGCCACCGTTGACCAACGCTTTCACGTTGTTGTAGTCGCCAGAGGTGATTTCAGTCGTGCGAAGGAGGTCTTCGGCTTCCTGAGCAGTAACCGCGATGTAGCGATCATTGAACGGGACTTCGGCCTCGTTGAGTTTCTTGGCAGCGCGACGGAGTTTGCCGATGGTCAGGCCGCTATTGGCAGCGGTGCCAGTTTCGACATAATCGATAGCGATGTCCTGCGTAGAAGGCAGGATGTCGGTGGTCGTGCCAGCCGCGCCGATGTAGCGAGTGCCGAAGAAGGCCGAGATGATCACATCGTCGATCTTTCGGTTCATCTCACTGGCATGGCCGCGCACGGTGTCAGAGGTCGGAAGGACCACTTGGCCGAGGAAATGCTGGTCGTATTTGTCAAACCACGTCGGAACGTGGCACGGCGCTTGGTAGAGCCAGTATTCAGAGCCAGCGAACTCCACGACGGGAGTTTCTTCGAGGCGGGCGGAAATCTCCTGCGCCTCAAAAGCGGTAACGAGATTGAACTTTTTGCGCTCGCCGGTGAAGTCGGAACGCTCAACAGCGCCCTGAAGGCGGCTGTCGGTCTGCTGGAGCTTGTCTTGCCAGTTAGTAGAGAACTGGTCTGGATAGAAGTCGGGGATAGCACTCATAGGAGTGAGAAGGAATGGAGGGATTGCGCCAGCCGTTGAGGGCGTGGCAGGGAAGAGTCATGTCTTCCGGCTCCTTGGGTATCGCTCTATGAGCGGCCTCGTTGCGCGGTGGCGCTGGAGTATCCTTTCGGGTCCAACTATTTCAAGATTCTCACATTTGAGAAAAGAATGCAAGCATAAAAATGCCCGCCTCCCTTTCGAGAGACGGGCTGCTCATTTTGCGGACGCCGAGCTAGCGCAGAAACGCAGATCATCACAACTGCACCGCAGATTCTATGCGACCTTCTTTTTCGCTTCGTGCAGTGCGAAAAGTTGCTGCTGAATCTCGCCTTGGCGTTTCAGTTCGGTGTCGTTCTTGGGATTTTGGTAAGCCGGGTCAGCTTTGAGTTGCGCCATGCGCTCGGCAATCGTCGTCATCGTGTTGCCTCGATCACCGTTGATGAGACCCGAGTCTTCGCGACGCTCAATGTCAGCAGCTAATCCCATTCGCATGACATCCTCAGCGGTATATCTGTCCTTTGTCGGATCGCCTCCGAGAATGACAATCCCGCGCTTGGCTCGCTGCCACTTCTCAGCAGCATCCTTACCCCATTCGGAGTTCAGTTTGCTAATAGCTTCTTCGGACTCGATTTTATACGCCGACTCAGATTGAGCAACCAAGTCGCCAATGGCCTTGTTGTAAAGATCAACCGCCTTGTGAACAAACTCGGGAGCAGCGCCATACTTGTGAGCAAGCTGCGCGAATTCGCCAGCGATGGGCGCGAGCTCCTTGCCTTCGGGAGCTTTGATGCCGTAATCCTCCGGCTTTGCTGGCGCGCCCGTGATCTTTGCGACTTCCGCACGGTAAGCGTTCCACTGGTCATCTGTTGCGCCTTCACCAGGCAGCTTCACGCTTTGGCGCTGGCCGATGAGCTTCTGTGCGTTGCCGAGTCCTGCCAAGGCATCGAACGGCGTCGGATACTTCGCAAGCGAGCCTTCAAACGGTTTCAGGTGGTCAGGAAGGCTTTTCGTCCAGTCCTGTTTGAAGCCGCCCTTGTCGTCGAGCAAGTCGGTGAACGTCTGCGTAGATGTGGGAGTCGCTGGATTGACTGGCGGTGCCGATGGCTCAGGATTGCCGAGACTGCCGAGTGACGGCGTTGGATCTGCTGCGGGTGGTGTTGATGCTGGTTCGCTCATGGGATGTTCTTTTTGGCCTTTTCTTTCGTGTGTTCCTTCCAAGCCCATGCCGCGCCTTCGCGATATGAGTCATGATTGACGGGCATTTTCTGGAAGCTCATAATGTGCGTGAACTTGGCAAGCGCGTATTTCAAATGAAACGCAACAGGCCCACCCTTCCATTCGTTCCACGCTTTTGTGAAACTAGCCTCATTGGGCTCGTTGAGGGTGATGATGCTCATGGGAGTTGTCGATTGGGCCACTTAGCCTTAAATGCATCTTCGCCGAATGTGGCGACATACCAGCGCTGCCACTCGGGATCTCGATCACCGAGGACTGGCGAGCGTGGAGGCTCTGGATATGGTGGCGGAGGATTCGTGGACTTGCTGCCGTCGAAGTTGACCACGATGGCGGGAACGAAGTCTTTGGATTCTTCCACCGTTGACGTGCTGATGGTCATCTCTGGGATGGGCTGAAACTGCAAACGAGGATCACCAGCCATCGCCCGAAACGAGGCAATGCCGCGCCCCTTCGGAGGGTCGTTTGTGTAACAGATGCCGTCGAAGATATAGCCGACATCTTTGCCGTCTTTCAGGACGCGCCGTTCCGGGGTGATTTCGTAGCTCATGGCTTGTAGTTGTTGAGGATGGTATCGAGGATGAAGCGCGGAAAGGCCCTGTTGCCGTCTGCCCGTGATGCTTGCATGGGTTTCAGAGACTCACCTTTAGAGTTCACAAACGAGGATGTAAGCGCCCCACCGCTCACCTGATTCATAAACCGAAACAGCGTGATGAAGTCCTTGTTGTCCCGCAGACTCAAAACGGCAAGCGCGGCCTTTTCGTGGACTTGCGCCACAGTGCCCTCAAGCGGCTGGAGGTAGGTTTCGATGGGGGTCATGATGCTATTCCCCCAGCTTTCTCTGTAAGCCATGCGGTGCCGCCAGCTATGGCCTCGGCCTCCGATTTCCATTCTCCGGGAAGAATGACACCAGCGGCGAGCGCCAAGCATGTCACGTCGAGCCTTTTGGATCTGATCGTAATTTTTGAAGTTACGCCTTTAGCAAGCAGCCATTTAGCGCGATCTTGAGTGCCTTTAATGGACTCAAACTCTTTTTTGTCTTTCGGTTTCATGTGATGATGTGATGATGCGACTCAGTTAAGCGGCTCCGAGAAGTTGCTCAGCTTTATCCATTCCGCCAATGTTTTTTACAGCCTGAGCGCCCTCCTTAGCAGCCATCATCGCCATTTGAGCTTGCTGTGCCTGCGCACGTTGCTGCTGAATTGCTGCCACTTCTTCCAGTGGTTTGAGCAGTTGAGGGTCACAGCCAGATAGGCGAGCGGACTCACGCACGAAGAAGCCAGCGTCCACGTGATCCACGATGTCGGGCATGATCGGCGCGAGCATGGCGATCTTGTTAATAAGCATGTCGGATGAGCGCAGCGTGATTGACCGCAGCGCCAAAGCAAGGCGTGAGGTCATCGTCACCTTGGGCGTCGGAAGCTGAATCAGATTCGGCCCGACTTGCTGAATTGCTTCCTGCGGAGGTGTAGGCAGCATCCCATTCTCGGCCCAGAGGTCAAATAGCCGCGTCATCATCGGCGTCGTGAACTCGCCAGTATCACGGTCAAACGCAGGAGAGATGGCGTCGAGCTTTTCACCCGCGAGTTGCGATGCTTCAAAAGCAGTGATCTCACGGCCTGCGCTGCCGATCTGCGCGAACATCTGGAACATGTCCAAGTGACACAGCCGGTATATCATGTCCTTCCTCGTTTGAATATGTTTCTCGCCTTCCACGAAGTCACCAGTCACGCCGATAGGGAAGATGGCGTCAGGCTGCATTCCTGCGCCATAGTAGTTCATGGCGCGAGGTGCCAGTTTTAACGAGCCTTCCAGCGTGTCAGGCGCGGCCATCGGTGGGAAGACTTTCTTTTCCACGAACACGTCATACATCATGCGGAAGAAGTTCAGCTGCCGCGACTCTGGCAGGAGCGTGAATCCCGGACCGTAGCCCCAGACATCGCCAAAATCGAGCGCGTCCCAATTCAGGAAGCGGCCAATCATAAACGGGAAGTGATCGAATCCGCCTTCCATCATCACCTTGCCGGACACCTTCTCGAAGTAGCAGGAGAGGTATGCTTTCCGCTTGGCAGGAGCAAACTCCTCATTCGAGCGCATAGCAGGGTCACGCGGCTCTACGACGTGGTAAAACGTGCATTCCGTGTCAGGCTCCTTTTCGAGCTTTTCCGCGATGTGCTTGGGCAGATTCTCAGCGCCGAACTGCCGCGCAGCCTGATACGCGGTGAACTTGATCTCGCGGATGATGCCACAAGCCTGCTTGTTCTCATCCTGCCAGAAAACGTATGTGCCGATCTTGATCTTCTCGAAGTGCGTCTTTCCCTTGGGCGTCACTGTGACGAACATGCATCCCGTTCCGAATCCCCAAACGTCATTGAGGTATTCGTGCCGCTCCGTGTAGAAATTCGAGTCGGCAATGTATTCCTGCGAAACCATTGAGCACTCACGGAGCCAGTTCTTCACTGGATCACTTCGGCGCTGTTGCAAAACGGGCGTGAACTCATACCAAGGTTGAGTCTTGTTCGTCGTCCATGACATGTAGCCCGCAACAGACTTGCCAAGCGCATCCATCGCCGTCGTATCGTAGAGCCGCGCATCCCGGTTGTTGTTCGGCGTGTAGTCCTTTTGTGTGATGCCGGCCTTACGAGGGAAAATGTGTTCGGCGATCTCTTGCCATGCGGTATCCCACACGCCGCGAGCCGTTTTTAGCTTCTCGTAGCGCTTGATCCACCCCTTAGTTTGCTCCGTTCCCTCGAATAGTTCGCTCATGTTACAGGTATTTCGAGCCGGGTTTTGGCTTCATGGACGAAGCGGGTGGCGTGTAAGTGTTCAGCATGACGCCCTCGCCGCCAAAGCCCAGTTTGCCGATGGAGCCGAGAGACGATGCTGGCGCGAGTGGATTGTCTGGATTGATCGTCTTTCGCAGTCCATCACGACGGCCCGAGGTGATTGCAGCTTGCTCGCCTGCGGCTGAATCGGCGCGGACTGGCGCTGGCGCTGGTGGCGGTTGTTTTGGTTTTTTTGCGGAGCCTCCCATAAGTGCCCCGATTCTCTCTCATTTGTGAGAATCTTGCAAACTCTCATTTTTGAGATACTGCGCCCTCAATCTGGCATAGGGCAACCAGTGGACATCTCCGCCGTCCTGTCTTGCAAAGCCGATCCACTTCTTATCCGGCTTTGGGTCGATGCGGACGAATTGCCCGATGTCACCGACGGCAAGAGTTATGAAATAAGCAGGCTCAGCGGTGGGAAGCTCGAAATCCTTCCATGACTCCATCGCCAGGATGAAGCAATCTGGCGACGACCAGACAAAGCCGCGTTCGTGGTGCTCGGCTAGTGTTGTGTGGAAATCGAGGCCGACACGGCGCGCGACGGCTTGGGCTTCTTCGAAAGGTGTCATGATGATTTCAGGAAATAGATTAACGCGCTGATGATTGCTCCGATTGTCCAAACTGTTGCAAAGACCTTGAAGCATTCCCAGATCGTCCACAGCACCTCGTCATGATGGCGCTTTAACTCTTCCAGTCGCTTTTCGTGATCTCGAAAGTTCATAATGGGCGTGAGGCTCCGCAGCTTGGGCAGCGGTTAGCTTGGTAGATTGAGCGGCAGTAAGAGCAACGGTGCGATCTTGGGGCGAATGTGAGCTTGTCGGGAAGTGTTGACTTATACGCGCCCCACTGCAAAGCCTCGCTCCAGTTCTCCGCGAACTGCTTGGAGTAAAAGTCAGGATCACCCGAGAAAAGCGCATTGTTCGCCTGCGAGACGGCTTCTTTTGCCCTCGTTTCAGCCATGAGTGATTGCCAGTTCATGATCTTGTAAAGTAAAAGACAGCGCTGGCGATTACCATCAGCAACCAAACGATGGCACCGAAAATGTATAAAGAACACATCAATTCAAACATTTCGCGGTGATGCTCGCGCAGTTCTTGCCGTCTTTTTTCAATGTCGCGATAAGTCATGCTCAATATCCTCCTGAGTCGTATGTTGCGGGCCTTCTCCGTGGCTTGTCTCCACCCTCAACTGCCGAGTTGATAAAACCAAGCTCGTCAGCGCACCCGAAAGTGAGCATCGAGTCTGCACCGTGGGAGTTGATGTCATGCAACGGCAGCGCACGCAATGCGCCAGATGCGGCTTTTGGCTGTGTTCGGTAGTTCATCATGCAGCCAACGCCAGAGGGGAGCGGCTCACCAAACTCGTCCACTTGTTTAATCTCGCAAGCTGGATCAAACCACATTCGGGCGATGCGATCACGAACCGAGTTCACCGCGTCCCACTTGTCGCCAGCGACGGGAACGGTGATGATCTTGTGATTTGCCAGCCCAGCCTCGACGAGTTGTTGCCGGTAGGTCTTTGTGTATCCCTTATCGCGGTAGTCCACATCATGCGGGAAGAAATGCTTGGCTATCGGCCTGCCAAGCTCAGCCTCCCATCGCTGAATCTGTGCCACGGCTTCGACAGCGCCCTTGCCAGTCGTGAGAAAGAAGCGATGCCAGCAAATATCCCGGTGCGGCATCTGTCCAAGCCATGCCGACAAGCCGTCGTTGCCGATGTCCCAGAACGTGAAGAGCGGGTATTTAGCCTCAATCGTCAGTGGCCTGATACGGCCTTGTGACTTCGCTGTGACCATACCAGGGAAGATTTGCCCCGTGACAACGGTCTTGATGCACTCCTCGGCAATCGTCGGAAACTGCGTCCAGATGTCTTCCTTCTGTTCGAGCTTCTTCTTCTCGTAGAATGCCCATCGCGAAGGCGTGAGCTTGATGCCGTGCTTCAACTCCATCTCAGCGGCGTATTTCAGTGTCTCTGGCAACGTGGGAACGTGCCCGTGTAGGTCGTAGCTTGGGTGATTCCACCAAGGAAAGAAATGCAGCTTCCAGTCCATGCGAGTGAGCGGCTTGCCCACCATCGACAAGGCAAGGTCGAAGATGTCGCGTGCAACAGTGCCTTCTCCGCCTTCCATCGTCGTTTCCACGTCCAGCATACCGTGCGCACCGAGTGCGTTGAACGTGCCTCGTTTGACCTTCCTCGCGCGTTCCGGTGCCTGCGCAGACTGCGGGCCAGCTTCTGACCAATGAATACGCCGTGGAGTGCCCCCCATGAACGACGTGCCAGCTTCGAGCCGTGAGCCATTCGACCAGACGAGCTTCTCAGTCGTGGCGGTCATCTTGATATTGCGGTGAACCTCCTGCCAGATGGCGCGCATCACGGGGTCAGGATGCGACGGCCCAGCCTCCCAATTCATTTTGGCGATATTCAGCTTCTTGATGGCATCCTCTTCTCGAAAGTCCACGATGGCGCAATGGGTGTTCGGAACCGTGATACACTCGTCAGCGTTGTCCAAGACGATCAGCGTGCTCATGCCCAGCTTTCGAGCTTTCGGGATGAAGTTGCGGAAGTGCCGCTCGCTCAAAAGCTGCTCTTGCTCGCCACGCAGGACGAGCGGCGTCATCTTGCCGTCTGCGTCATCCTCGGGGAGGATTTGCTGCAAGTGACTCATCCTCCACCGCTTATCGGAGAGCTTCGGGAGGATTTCAGCGGCGGTGATCATTTGCGAAATACAGCAGCGACGGCCTCAGTCAGCCCCTCAAGCCCAACGGTGCCGGAGTGCTCTACTTTGTCGGGAGCAAAATGGCCGCAGAGTTTAGCGAGCCGATCAAAAGCCGCCATTTTCGAGCAAAGGGCCGTGAATGGTCCCATCTTAGTCATCACCGTTTCGCAGATGTCCGAGTCTTCCGACGCCGCCGATGGCTTAGCGGTGATGATTCGCTCGCACCAGTTGCGGAGATATTCCTTGGACAGCTCCGACTTGCTAGCCTGCTCGCTTTGAATTTCAGCGATTCTTTCAGCCATACCACGAATTACCCCGAACTCGGCGGCGTATTTGTCAGCACCTTCCGTTTTACCCGTGGCTCTCCTCCATGCCTCGGAAGCATTGCCAGTCAGCACAAATTCTTGTGCAAAAGCTTCGTGCTTGGGGTTTTTCAGTGCTGGCATGGCTCATAATCCTCCCGTGTGTCTCTTGGGAATTCCGTTCGCTCATGTGTTGGCGGAGTCCACCCAAGGGCAATTAATGCCTTCCGAATGGCTTGATCCTTGGTGTTCATGACCTCGCGTGTGATCCTGCCACCCCAATCCTCAGTTTCGAGCGCGACAATGCCAGTAGCGCGATCAAAAGACGGCGTGATCTTCCATTGCATTGAGCGTCGGAATGGTTCGTCTGGCATGGTCTTGGGAGTGATTTTAGCGGTTCTATGGAAATTGTGTCAAGACAATTCATCTGTCGGTCCAGTCGTCCGATTGTAATTCACGAATCAGGAATCGTCCACCGTCGAAAATGCAACGTATCTTGTCGCCTGCCGCAAATCCACGGGCAAGTTCCACAAGAATATCGCGGCGATCCCGGATGATTTCAGGCTCAGCGGCCCCGGCAAATCGCTTCTTTTCCGGCTGAGTGAAAACGTGGCAAACTTTGATCCATGCCTCGCAATCCATCGCTAGCGAGCGGGATTCGCGCACTTGTCCGTCCTCGTTCTCTTGTGCGACCACGATGCAGGCGCACTTGTAGCGCTTGCTTGCCTCGTAAAGAGAAAGCGAGATGTGGGAAAGTTCACGCTCACGGGATGCAAAAGATTGGCGAGTTCTAATCTTGCCAATCAAGTCCACGATAAAAAGTTTTGTGCCGCCT